GTGCGAGCGCATGAGGCACTCGGCATCGAGGCGGTTAAGACGCCGCTCTCCGGCGCACTTGGCGGCCGGTACTCGGGCGACGTGCAGATCGCCGGGCTCATTGGCGAGTGCAAGCGCCGGCGCAAGTCTTACTCGAGCCTCTACAACGCGCTCGAACAAGGGACCGGCAGCGACATCATGTTCGCCCGCGACGATCACCGCGAGACGCTCGTCATCATGCCTTGGGAGACGTGGGCAGCGATTCTCGGCTGGCTTGGATGGGCGAAGAAATACCCGGCGACGGGTTCCGTGGATGGCGGCTCCATCCGGCAAACTGATGAGGAAGATGAATGATCGAAACGCTTCTAACTGAGCAACAGGTCTCGGAGCGGCTTCAAGTAAGCCTGTCAACGCTGCGGCATTGGCGCTGCGACGAAACGGGGCCGCAAGCCATCAAGGTCGGCAGGCTGGTGCGATACCCGGAAACAAACCTACAGGCATACCTAGACGCCTGCCCGCAAGTCGGCGGGGAACTGAACGCGGCCAATGGCCCTAATGAGGAGGCAAACTGATGAACAATCCATTCGACGCGCTCGATAGCGGCGCAGGTGCATATTTTAGCTGGGGCAGCCAAGCCAACGCGTGGAAGATCGACGGTGCGGAGGTGCAGCTCACGGGCTTCCTGATCGACCCGGCGAGCCTCAAGACAGGCTTCGGCAAGCTCGCGACTGGCGAGGCGCCGGATTGGGTGTGGGCCGAGATCCCAGGCACCAAGATGACACCGCCGAGCGACGAGCATAAGGCGGCGGTCTATGTCGATGTCTATGTGACCGAGGCAGACGGCGCTCTGAGCGAGGGCTGGAAGCCTTGGGCCACAAATGCAGCGGCTTCGAGGACAGCTCTCAAGGCAATCTGGGGCGAGATCCACGCCGGAGCAGCCAAGAACAAGGGCAAGGTAGCCGCAGTCAAGGTGACAGGAAGCGAGTCCGTGAAGATGGGGCCGGCCACGGTGCGTGTGCCGCAGCTCGAGGTCACGGGCTTTGTTGATCGTCCCGGCGACGCAGCGGTGGAGCAGCCCTCCCCGTCCTCCGATGATGGCGACGACGATTTGTTCTAAGCGTCATGGAGGATTGGGGATCATACATCCTGCCAGCAGCCAGAGCTGTGTGGGGTGAACCGTCAAGTGTCACTGAGCACGAGGTCCGTTGGGGGACCCACGGCTCGAAGTCTGTGCGCCTCGACCGAGGCGTGTGGATGGATCACGAGACGGGCGAAAGCGGCGGCGTCGTGGACCTCGTGCGAACTCACCTGATCCCCGTGGGTGAGCGCGAGGAACGCGGCGCCGTTGCGCGTTATTTACACAGCGAGTTCGGCGCACCGCTTGATGACGCGCCGGTGGAAGATATGAGCGTGTTTAAGCCCGGGATGCAGCTCGTCGAGACGTTCTGGTACATGAGCGAACACGGCGACAAGCATCTGCGCGTCGAGCGGCATGAAGATGGCACCGGCGACAAGACGTTCCGGCAATACACGGTGCGCAACTTGGCGCCGAGCAAAGACAGCGCGTTTTACCCGGTGCCATACCGCCTGGACAAACTGCTCGCGGCGCCAGACAAGCCGATCTTCATTGTCGAAGGCGAGAAGTGCGTCCACGCGCTGGAGCAGCTCGGATTGCTCGCAACCTGCAACGCCGGCGGCGCAAAGAACTGGCATGTAAGTCTGGGCAAATGGCTCGACGGCCGGCGCGTGTTCGTCCTGCCAGACAACGACCAAGCAGGCAGCGATCACGCAGACGACGTAATTGAGAAGCTAAAGCCGTGGGCAAGCGAGATCCGACGCGTCGAGCTGCCGGGGCTCGAGCACAAGGGCGATGTGGCGGACTGGATCGAAGCCGGCGGCACGAAGCTCGAGCTCGCAGCTCTGGTCAAAAGCGCAGAGCCTGTCGCTCTGGATGACATCACGACGACGTACAAGTATGCCGACCTGACTGACATACTTACGCGCGAGCCGGCGCATTGGCTCATCCCAAACTACCTGCCGCAGTCGAGCTTGACGGCCATCTATGGCGAGCCCGGCAGCTACAAATCGTTCCTCGCGCTCGACATGCTGCTGAGCCTCGCATACGGCGTGCCTTTCGACGGCCACGAGCTCGAGCAAGGCTATGTCTGTTATGTGGCGGGCGAAGGTGGCGGCGCACTGCGTAAGCGTGTAGCGGCGTGGCATCATTGGCGCGGTGTCGAACCGCAGCGTGGCGTGTTCGGCGTGATCGAGGAGCCGGTGCCGCTGCGCGAGGAAGGCGCAATCGACGCGCTGATCGCGGATCTCGAGGCTATGAGGCGGCGCAAACCGCTGCGGGCAATCGTTTTCGACACGCTGGCAAGGTGCATGTCGGGCGACGAGAACAGCGCCACGGACATGGGCGAGGCAATCAAGGCGCTGGATGCGGTAAAGGCGCACTTCGCGCCCGACACGACGGTTATCGCGGTGCATCACCAGGGCAAGGTTGACCGTGGCTTGCGTGGCTCGAGCTCACTGCTCGGCGCATTAGATGCGGCGCTCCAGTGCAAGCGCAACGACACCACGCTCGAGGTCATCACGCAGAAGATGAAGGATTTCGAGGCGGCCGAGCCGGCGTGGTTCCAAGGCCACAAGGTCTATGTCCAGGCGCATGTGCTCGATGATGTGGAAAGCAGCATCGTGCTGGAGAGCCTCGGCGAGAAACCTCAGGTCGAGGAACAGCTCACGACGGTACAGCAAGCCGTGCTTCACGCGCTGCATGAAGCGCTGCTCGAGAGCGGGCGGCCAAACCAGAACGGCGTCGATTGGCCAACGGTGTCGCAGGAGCAATGGCGCGACATGGCACTGGGTTTGGAAATCAGCGAAGGCGACCGCACGGCGAAGCGAAAAGCGTTCAATCGAGCAGCCAATGCACTCGTCAAAAAGCGACGCGCAGGGGCTAGAAATGGCCGCGCATGGCCAATTCGGCAGGATGGAGAGGAGTTTGCCCGGGACACGCGCCGGGACACGTTGCGGGACACGGACCTATGAAAAAGACGCAGCAAAAACAACGACGTAGCAGGACGGGACACGGGCCGGGACACGCAGCGGGACAACAATCGCCAAATCACGCGAGCCGGGACACATGGGACACATCTTTAGTGTCCCGTGTCCCGTCCGGGTCGGCCATGATCGAGCATTTGGATCGCATCGCAACAGAGCTCGAGCTCGTGTGGGGCGGACATTTACAAAACCATGTCGCGCCGGAGTTGAAAGCCAAGTTCGAGGCGCAGCAGCAGAAGCTCGATGACGCGATTGCGTCGGGCGATGACGAGCTGATCGCAAAACGTGCCGGCGCAATGGCGAGAGCGTGGCGAGCCCTCGACGCAGCAGCTCGAGCAGATGGCATTAAGCCAGCCGATGAAGCGTTGTGGATTGGCAAGCGTCGCGATGGCCAGCTCGTGTGCATCTACACCAGCGCTGCGCAGTTCAGCGTGCTGCCAGATCACATGCCGCGCTTCTACATCGACGAGCTCGTCAACATGATCCCGACTGCGGCGCTGAAGGCGAAGGAGGTGTGGCCTGACGCCACAATCGAGGGCATCAACAAGCGAGATCTCGACGATGAAATCCCATTTTGACGGCAAGCCGGACACACGGCTCTACGCCATCATGCCAGCTCGAGCGATACAGGACGACGAGCTGCATCCAACGGGACTGCGTGTCCTGGGCGCGCTCTGCCTGCACGCCAACAAGTACGGGATTTGCTGGCCGTCGCGCATCACGGTGGCGCGTCATATTGGCAAGAGCGTAACCACGGTGTCGCGTCACTACGGCCGGCTGGTCAAAGCAGGCTACCTGCGCCGCTTGCAGGGCAAGGCGTATCCAGTGCCGCGCAGGCAGCCGGGGCGTTGGTACACAGCGCGCTTCCAAGTGCTCTACGAGGGCATCGAGACGCCAATGCCGACATATGAACAGTTCATCAGCCCAAAGCCGCGTGTGGTGGCTGAGCTCGATGAGGCGCCCGTCGAGGAGGCAGCGCATAAAAGTAAGGGGGTACGGGGGACGCAGGCGAAATCGCTGGCACAAGCGTTTGTCAGCGGCGTCGCGGCCGCGTCTGGCGTCCACCGCACGGCCGAATCGAGCCTCGCCGTGGCCGAAACCCTTGCTGAGCAAGGCGTAGAGCCCGAAGCGGTGCGGGATTACGCCATGCAGATGACGCTCGAGGCCCTGAAATCCGGGCGTCAGCCGCCGCTCACGCTCAATCAGGTGGCGTCATGGGCTGGCTTGAGCTAGAGTTACAAAACCCAATCGGGGGATTAGCTTCGGGCATCCCGCAGCTACCTCGAGGTTGGCCCAGATCGGGCCGATTCGGCCTCGAGACCCCACCCCTAGGGGGGGCACCCCGGCCTTACTCACAGGGGGGCCTCGCGCAAAATTTTAGGAGTTTTGCCCATGAGATGTAATTGCGCCGATTGCCAGCGCCGCCGCGCGCTGCACAAGGCCGAGGAGCCGGACCCCATCGTCGCAACCGTGACGCGCCGGTTCCACGACCGCAGCGCCGAGGGAATCCGCCATTACGGATGCACGATGGCCGAGAACGACGCGCCGACACGCCAATGGATCATCGACGCGCAGGAGGAGCTGATGGACGCGATCCTATACCTGGAGCGCCTCAAGCGGGATTTCCCACAAAATGCCTGACGCGGGCTGGCGGACATGCCCGGAGTGCGACGGCGCCGGCTACGAGGAGGTTATGCGCTACGGCGTCAACGGCCACGGGCCGTGGGTGACGTACTCCACGCAAGATTGCGTCGAGTGCGACGGCTTAGGCGAGATCCCCGATGACTGACAAACCCGTATCCGTCCGCGAGGCGCGCGCCGCGCTGCAAAGTCAGGACGACGAGCGCCGCGAAGCCGTGCGTCAGGAGCTCGAGGCGATTGCCGCGTCCGAGATCACGGACATTGTGGCGTGGGATGAGCACGGGCGCGTCGCGTTCAAGGGCTCTGAGCAGCTCAGCCACGGCGCGAGGAAGGCGGTGAAGCGCGTGAAGGTCACGGCGACGCAGCATGGCCACAACGTCGAGGTCGAGATGCACGACAAGATCAGTGCGCTGCGCCTGCTCGCGAAGCACCACGGATTGCTCGAGGCGGACCCGAATGTAAATCGCCCGACGTTGATTGGTATCAACCTGAAGGGGCCTGAGGAAGATGAGCCACTGGACGACAACACTGATTAACGAATTGCGTCGCGAAAAAGGCTGGACGCTGTTCCAGCTCGGTATCGAGGCCGACGTGCCGAGGCAGACGATCCAGAACGTCGAGCTGGGCGAGCATGTCCCGAGTGTCGAAACCGTTGACAAGTTACTCATGGCCTTGGGCTACGAGCTCGAGGCGCAACCGCTGGAAGCCGATGGCCCGCCGAAACGCCGATAACTCCCCTCGCCGCAAGCGCGGCGCCCCTGACGCCGAAACGCTTGGGTCGCTGAACCTTGATTTCAGCCAATCGCCTACGACGTGGAAATTCCTGGCTGATGATAGCTTCTTTCGCGGCCTGCTGGGTCCGGTGGGCAGCGGCAAGTCGTATGCTTGCGCCGCCGAGGTGATGCTGCGCGCCGCGAAGCAGCCCGCCTCGCCGAAGGACAATATCCGTTACAGCCGTTTCGTCGTCGTGCGGAACTCGTACCCCGAGCTGCGCACCACAACGCTCAAGACATGGACCGAGCTGTTTCCCGAGAGCCAATGGGGGCCGCTGCGTTGGTCGCCTCCGATCACGCACCATATCAAGCTGCCGCCGCGCGACGAGGTGCCTGGCGTCGATTGCGAGGTTATTTTTCTGGCGCTCGATCAGCCGAAGGATGTGCGCAAGCTGCTCTCGCTCGAGCTGACCGGCGGCTGGGTCAACGAGGCCCGTGAGCTGCCTCTCGCCGTCGTACAGGGCCTTACGCATCGTGTGGGGCGTTACCCCACCAAGAGCAACGGAGGCGCGCCGTGGCGCGGTATATGGGCCGATACGAACCCGATGGATGATGACCATTGGTGGTTTAGATTGGCCGAGAAGGAACCCGTGCGCGGAAAGTACAAATGGACGTTCTTCAAGCAGCCCGCCGGCATGGTCGAGGTCGTCGCCGATGCGCCGGAAGCGATACCCGCAGCGGGTCGCCATTGGGCCGTCAATCCAAAGGCCGAGAACATAAACAACCTGCCCGCCGGCTATTACGAGCAGCAGCTCGGTGGCAAGGATCTCGATTGGATCCAGTGCTATGTCAACGGGCAGTATGTTTTCGTGAAGGATGGCCGCCCGGTCTGGCCCGAGTACGACGATGTCACAATGGCGATGGAAGGTGTGCCGCTCGAGGAAGGCGCCACAATCCATGTCGGCCTCGACTTTGGCTTGACGCCGGCCGCCGTCTTTGGTCAGCGCAGCTCCGATGGCCAGTGGCGTATCCAGCATGAGCTGGTGACAGACGACATGGGCCTCGAGCGTTTCGGGCAGATGCTGCTTTACGAGCTCAACACGCGGTTCAAAGGTTGTGAGCCGATGATCTGGGGCGACCCCGCCGGCTCAAAGCGCGACGAGATCTTCGAGGTGACGAGCTTCGATCACCTGCGCACCCTTGGCTTGAACGCGAAGCCGACCGCCTCGAACGATTTTGGTGTGCGGCGGGAGGCGGGTGCAGCCCCCATGACGCGGCTGGTGGGTGGCAAGCCCGGGCTCCAGGTCGATGCGAGCTGTCGCCGCCTCCGCAAAGCGCTGGCTGGCGGCTATCATTTCAAGCGCGTCGGGATCTCCGGCGGCATGGACCGTTTCCGAGATGCCCCGAACAAGGACCAGAACAGCCACGTCGGCGACGCCTATGGCTATCTGCTGTTGGGCGGCGGCGAGCATCGACGCCTGACACGCGGCGCTTTTAACTCGCGCCATAACGCGCCGGTGCGCGCTTCGATGGATTTCAACGTGTTCTAAAAAAACGGGCCGCGCGCAAAAGCCACGGCCCGAGGTGTTAGGGAGGAGTCAAAATGAACCTTGCAAACCCTAAACGGTTCGTTTGATTAACGCAAGCATCCTCGAGGCCGCAATCCTGCGTCGCCTCCCCGCCACGGCCCGCGTGCTGCCGTTCGAGCGCCATCATGCCGTCGTGATGCGCCACGATAGCTTTCAGCAGTCGCTTATCGCGCGGATCCCCGACTACCTCGACCGCCTCGAGGCGCAAGCGGCCGCCGGCGCCGGCTTCACGATCCTCGAGCACGGCCGCGTTATGGCCATATTTGGCGTGACGCCAGTCATCCCGCTTGTTGTCGAGGCGTGGATGATGCGCGATTGCGACATTGCGGAACGCGGAAAGCCGACAGCGGTTGTGTCGCGGTACTTTTTTAACGCGCTCGATACCGCAACGGCGGTGCGGCGGTGTCAGCTCACCGTCGAGTGCTCAAATCTGGGCGCCCTGCGGTACGCCGAATGGCTAGGCTTTGAGCGTGAGGGCGTGATGCGCGCCTTTGGCAAAACCGACAGCTACATGATGAGCAGAATCTATGGGCGGCGTATTCTCGGCTCCGAAACCACCTCCTCCTGATCCGTCAATCGCGATCTCTCAGCAGAAGCAGGAAGATCGCCTTGCCAAGCAAGAGCAGCGCGCAGAGCAGCGTCAGGCATCCGAAGCGCGTCGCTTGCAGGCTGGCTCAGCGGCTCGCCGGCGTGGCGGCCTGTATCTCCTGCTTTCCGAGCAGCGTGATAACCCGCAGACGGGCCTCGACGACAAACTGGGAAGCTAAATGCGCCTCAAACCCGAGGACGTGCTGAAGCGCGCTGACCGAGCTCAGTCGCGCAAAGACCAATGGCGCTCGATCCTCGAGGAGTGCTACGAGTTCGCGCTGCCACAGCGCAACTTGTACGGCGGATATTACGAAGGCCGCAGCCCGGGTCAGGGCAAGATGGATCGCGTGTTTGATTCGACTGCGATCAATTCAACGCAGCGCTTCGCCAACCGCCTCCAGTCCACGCTGTTCCCGCCGTATCGCAACTGGTGCCGCCTTGTTGCCGGCGACAATATCCCCGCCGAGCAGCGCCGCGACGTGCAGGTGGCGCTAGATCTTTACAACGAGCGGCTTTTCGCCGTCCTGCGCCAGACCAATTTCGACCTGGCTATGAGCGAGTTCTTGATGGATCTCGCCGTTGGCACGGCCGTCATGCTCGTGCAGCCGGGCGACGACCTGACGCCGGTGCGCTTCGAGGCTGTCCCACAGTTTCTTGTGGCGCTTGAGGAAGGCCCGCACGGCAAGATCGACAACGTGTACCGCAAGATGCGGCTGAAGGCCGAGGCGATCCAGCAGCAGTGGCCAGACGCCGAGCTGTCGCAAAAGATCAGCGACGCGGTGCGCGACAAGCCGACCGACGAGATCGAGCTGCTCGAGGCGACGGTCTATATCCCGAGCGAGGATTACTGGTGCTATCACGTCATCGAGCCGACCGAGCGCGCCGAGCTGGTCTATCGCGAGATGTCGAGCTCGCCGTGGGTGATCGCCCGTTACATGAAAGTGGCCGGCGAGATCTACGGGCGGGGGCCTCTGGTTACGGCGCTGCCAGATATTAAAACGCTAAACGCGACCAAGCGGATGCTGTTACAGAACGCGTCGCTTGCTATCGCTGGCATGTTTACGGCGGCTGATGATGGGGTTCTAAACCCGCAGACCGTCACCATTGCGCCGGGTGCGATCATTCCCGTGGCGAGAAACGGCGGGCCACAAGGCCCAAGCCTAGCGCCCCTGCCCCGATCAGGCGATTTCAACCTCGCGCAAATTGTAATCAACGACCTGTCTGTCGCGATCAAAAAGATCTTGCTCGACGACACGCTGCCGCCGGACACGATGTCCGCGCGCTCCGCGACGGAAGTAAACGCGCGGATGCAGGAGCTCGCCAGCAACATGGGCTCCGCGTTTGGCCGGCTCATCACGGAAGCGATGCTGCCGCTGGTCGCGCGCGTCTTGAAGGTCATGGATATGCAAAACCTGATCGACATGCCGCTGCGGGTTGACGGCCAAGAAGTAAAGGTCGTGCCGATCTCGCCGCTGGCAAAAGCGCAGAACCTCGAGGAGCTCGAGAGCGTCCTGCAATTTATGCAGTACACCTCGCAGCTCGGGCCGGCCGGCATGATGGCCGTCAATCAGGATCGCGCCATCGAGTTCGTCGCCGACCGTCTCGGCGTACCGCCGTCGCTACTTTCGACGCCAGAGGAGCGCGAGGCGCTCATGGCGGACATGGCCGCAGCTATGCAGCAAGAGGAGGAGGCCGCAGCCGCGCCTCCACAGTAGTAAATGGACTGGAATGACCTGCTTGCGCCGCCGGCGCAGCTCGCCGTCGAAAACGAACCCGACGATCTGGACCGGCTATATGCCCGCGTATTTTCGACGCGCGACGGCAAGAAGTTATTGGCGCACCTGCGCGGTGCAACCATCGAACAACCAACCTGGTATCCGGGCGAGGACGCCAGCCACGGATACGCGCGCGAGGGGCAGAACAGCCTCGTGCGTGAAATCGAGCGTCGCATCTCACGAGTAAGGGAACAGCATGACTGACACCTCGACCGTCGAAACCGATAACGCCGAAAGCGCCGGTGCCGACGACAATCAGAGCCTCCTCTCAGCGAAACCTGTCGAAACAAATGAAGCAGCTCCTGCCGATGAAGTTCCGCACCTTGTTCAAGAAAGCGACAGCTTGGTTGAAGAACAAAGCGAGCAACCTGCGGAACGTCCTGCGAACATTCCAGAACAGTTTTGGAAAAATGGCAGCGTCGATACAGACGCGATGGCGAAGGCTTACAGCGACCTCCGCTCGAAAATGGACAGCGGTAAGCACAAGGCTCCAAAGGACGGCAAATATAGTCTGGACGCGGTTGAAGGCGTGGATGCAGAGGATCCGACGCTGGGCGAGTTCCTTGAGATCGCTCGCGACGAAGGTATGTCGCAAGGTACGTTCGAGCGTCTGACCAACTTCTACATGCAGCAGATGGGCGCGCTCGATGAGGAGATCACTTATCGACGCGATCAGGAGATGGCCAAGCTCGGGCGCAATGCCGACAAGGTGATTGCGTCGATGGACAACTGGCTTACGAAGATGAACACGGCCGGCGTCCTATCTGCTGCTGAGATGGAGTCGATTGCCAACGCATCGACCAACGCCACGTTTATCTCCGCGCTGAACAAGATCCGGCGCAGCTACAACGAGCCCGACATCCCGCGCTCCGATGTAGTCGAGCCCGACGCGATCACTATGGACGACATCCAAGTAATGATGGCCGACCCGAAATACGGCGTCGATCCAGCCTTTACGCGCCAAGTTGAGCGTAAGGTTTACGAGATGCACGGCGAGAAACTCTAGCCCAGATTTGGGCGCCTACTTGCGGCAAACATGAGTAAATGCAGGAGGTCCGATAACCGCGTTCAGCGGCCGGCCACGCGTACACGCGGCCCGCTTGGATAACCGCAAAATCGAAAATCAACCTTTCTTTAGGAGAAAGCTCTATGGCTACCATTAGCCCGGCTTTCGTCACGATCTTCGATAACGAGGTCAAGCAGGCATATCAGGCGTCTCGCGCTCTGGCCGGCCTCGTTCGCGAAAAAAGTGTCGAAGGCGACACCGTAAAGTTCAACAAGCTCGGCAAGGGTGTTGCGTCCGTTCGCACGCCGCAGGCCGATGTCTCGCCGATGAACCTGACCTACTCGCTGGCAACCGCGACGATGACCGATTACATCGCCGCTGAATACAGCGACATCTTCGATCAGTCGCACGTTGGCTTCAATGATCGACAGGAACTTGTCCAGGCTGTCGGCAACGCGATTGGCCGCCGCATGGATCAGGTCGTCATCGACGCCCTCGATGCAGCGACCCCGGTTTCCGTCGCCAACACCATTGCCAACGACGGCACCACTGGTTCCGCCAGCGACCTCAATGTGGGCAAGCTCCGCGAGGCCAAGCGCGTCCTTGATGCCAACAACGTGCCGGCGAATGATCGCGTTTGCTTGATCCACGCGAACAATTTGTCCGCACTTATCGGCAACACCGAAGTCCAGAGCTCCGACTTCTCGAACGTTAAGGCTCTGGTGGACGGTTCGATCAACCAGTTCCTCGGTATGCGTATCGTGGTGATTGGCGACCGTGACGAAGGTGGTCTGACCATCGACGGCTCGAGCGACCGTTCCTGCTACGCGTTCCACAAGAGTGCTCTGGGACTTGGCATGTCGATGGGACAGAAGTCCGAAGTCAACTACATCCCCGAGAAGGTGTCGTATCTCGTGGCTTCGATGTTCGGCGCCGGCGCTGTTGCTATCGACGATGGCACGGCTGGCGGCATCGTCAAAATCACCTGCCGGGAGGCTTAATCATGGCATTTTCTCGCGATGGCTGGGGTCCGATTGGCGGACAGTCCCGTAAGGGTTCTGCTCCGCAGATCTGGGTGTACACCAGCACCGACGCCAAGACCGTCATCGACGGCTCTGGCTACTTCAACGCGGTTAGCGATGACGTGACTGTTGGCGACCTGATCTACTCGTGGGCCTCCACGGGCGGAACGGCGACGGCAACCCTGCACGTTGTCGTGTCGAACGCTGCCGGCGTCGTCGATGTATCCGACGGCACCGTCGTTAGCGTAACCGACGGCGACTAAGTTTTGCGGCGGGGGGCTTCGGCTCCCCGCCCTTAACCTTTGAGGACGACGCATGGCCACGGGCGACACGAAGCTATCCATCTGCTCCGACGCCCTCATCATGCTTGGATCTTCGCCCCTCTCCTCTTTCAGCGAAGGCACTGACGCGGCGCAAATCACCGACCGCCTTTACGACGATCTTCGCGATACGATCATCCTTTCTTATCCTTGGTCGTTTTCAATCAAAAAGCAGCAGCTCGCGCGCAGTGTTGATGCGCCGCCAAACGAGTGGTCTTACGCCTACCCCTTGCCCTCCGACATTTTAGGCAGTGGCCCGCGCGCATTGTTTACGAGCGGCAGCGCAGGCGCGCGCAGCACGACGCACGGTTGGGAGGTGTACGGCAGCGAAGTGCAGACCGACTTCGACACCGTTTACATTGATTATCAGTTCCGTCCGTCCGAGGACGTGATGCCGGCCTACTTTGTGCAGCTTTTGAAATATTGGACTGCGTGGCATATTGCCGAGGCTGTCACTGACCAAGTAACGAAAGCTCAGTATTTCCAGACGCTCGCCGTGGGTGCGCCATCCGAAAACATGCGCGGCGGCATGATGCGGCAGGCGATGCAGATTGACGGCGGCTCTAAACCTGTCGCTGGCTTCCAAGACTTTCCGCTCACTGTCACGCGAGCGAGCTAATGTCTCGCGTCGTTCGCATCCAGACGGATTTCGCTTCCGGCGAGATCGACCCGCTTCTGCGCTCGCGCATTGATCTGAAGCAGTATTATCAAGCGTTACAGACCGCGCAGAACGTCTTTATCCTGCCGCAGGGTGGCGCCAAACGCCGTGCCGGCCTCAAATATATTTCTGAGCTGCCAGCAGCCGCAAATCCGCAGGATGGTGTTCGGCTGATCCCTTTCGAGTTTAGCGTGGACGACAGCTATATGTTCGCGCTGGTCAATCAGCGGATCTATATTTTTAAGAACGGCGCGCTCGTTACAAATATCAACAATCTTCAAAAGGATTATCTCGACGTAACGGGGATCACTAGCGCCATGCTGTCCGAGCTGCGCCACGCGCAGGCAGCCGACACAATCATTTTTGTGCATGAAGATCTGGAGCCGCTGAAGATTGTGCGCGGCGCGACGGACTCTGATTGGACGGCTTCGACGATTAGCTTCACAAACGCGCCACGCCACGCCTACTCGATCACGACCAGCAATCCGAGTGGCACGATCACGCCCGATCAAGCATCCGGCAACGTCACAATCACTTGCAGTTCTGGTGTTTTCACGTCGTCGCACGTTGGCCAATACATCAACATTCTCAATAATTTTGGCCGGCTTCGGATCATTAACCGGATCAGCTCGACAAAAGTGGCCTGCTTCGCCGAGGTCGCGCTGTTCGATACCACTGGTGTCACGTCTGGAAATTGGGAGCTCGAGGAGGGTTACGAGGACGCGTGGAGCGCATCACGCGGCTGGCCTAAATCCCTAACCTTCCATGAGGGCCGCCTCTATTTCGGCGGCGCCAAGAGCTTGCCCACAACTTTCTGGGGCAGCGTCGTAAACAGCTTTTTCGATTTTGACCTGGGGGAAGGTTTCGACGACCGGGCGATTATCGCGTCGATTACCACTGAATCCCTAAACTCCATCGTTGATATTTTCAGCGGCCGAGTTCTCCAGAGCTTCACCACCGGCGGCGAGTTCTATGTGCCGCAAACCACCAACGATCCGATCACGCCAGACAATATCGTCGTAAAAGCCGCGACGCGAAACGGCGCAAAGCCGGGTGTCCCGGTCGTCGGCCTCGATTCCGGCACCTTGTTCATTCAGCGGAGCGGCAAGCAGCTCAACGAAATGCTCTTTACCGATGTAGAGCTTTCGTACACGACCGGCAATATATCGCTGCTATCAGGCCACCTGCTTAAAACGCCGGTCGATATGGCAATCCGCCGCGCAACCTCGACTGAGGAGGCCGACCGTCTGTTTCTGGTGAACGGCGATGACGGCCAGATCACAGCCTACTCTCTCCTACGCGCGCAGCAGGTTGTTGCGCCGTCAACCATCGTGACAGACGGAGAGTTTAAGGCGGTCGGCATTGACGTGGACACGATCTACACAATCGTAAAGCGCACCATCAATTCGTCCGACGCTTACTACGTCGAGGTCTTTGACAGCAGCCTGCACACTGACAGCGCCGTCTATTCTGCGTCGGCCAGCGCGACAGGCGCAGCCGCGCACCTCGAGGGCGAAAGCCTAAACGTCATTGTCGATGGGACGGTGCAGTCAAATAAAACCGTTAGCTCTGGAAGCGTCACATTCGAGCGTGCGTCCACGACAGAATATGAGATCGGCCTACCCTTTAGCGTCGAAATCAAAACAATGCCGGTCGAGCCGCGTCTCGCGTCGGGCTCTATCAAAGGCTTCAAGAAGCGCATCATTAAGGTCAACGCCGAGGTCTATGAGACGCAGGCCATGACCGTGAATGGGCAGCAGGTAGCATTTCGTCAGTTTGGCGAAGGTGTGCTCGACGGCGCTGTCACCAAATTCACAGGCGTCAAATCCATTGGCCCCCTTCTGGGCTTTGTGGACGAAGGTGAAATCGTCGTGACCCAGGATCAGCCGCTCGACATGCACCTGCTCGCCCTCGATTACCAGCTCAGCGTGGGGCAATAACATGACAATGACCGCAGTTATGGTGGCCGGGTCGCTGGTTTCAGCGATGGGCCAGATCCGCGCAGGCCAAGCCCAAAAGGCTATGTATCAGGCGCAGGCTCAGCAGGCCGAGATACAGGGTCGCAGCCAAGCGTTGCGGGCGCGGCAGGAAGCGCTCGCTTACAGGCAGGAAGGCATTAAGGCGCTCGAGGACACGCGTCGCAATATGGCCACAATCAACGCTCGGGGCGCAGCCGGCACACTAAATCCGTTTGCTGGTTCTACCGGCAATTTGATGACGGCGAACCTTGGCGAAGGCGTCGAGGATTATTTCTTGGCGCTCGATAATGTCGCGATTGCAGAGGCGAACGCAGAGATCGCTCGAGGCGCAGCGCGATTCCAGGCGGGTATATATCAAGCCGCAGGCAAGCAGGCGATGAGCGCCGCTATTGGCAGCGCCATATCCTCTGTCGGTCAAGCCGCGATGGGTGGTTACAACGCAGGCGCGTTTAGTGGCGGCGGCACATACTACGGCAGTTCGCCCATGACGCCGCTGCCCCACGGGAATCCGTTCTAATGGCGCCGCGTTATCCAACATATCAGCGCTCCGGCCGCCTATCCGCCGGCATAGCGGTTCCGCCAAGCGCGGACTTTGCGGCGCTCCGCGAGCAGGGCAAAAGCGCAACACTCGTGTCGCAGGCGGCAGACCGCGTGGTCGCCTTTGCCACCGACAAGATCGAGCAGCAGTCCATTGCGCGCGGCCAGCGCGACGCTGCACAGAACCCGCGCGGCGTGTTGCAGCAGTATCAGGATGGCGCGCCGCAAACCGCCTACGACAAAGCGGCTTATGAGGCGGCTGTTAAGATCAGCTCTGCCAACATTGAGGTTAAAGCGCGCAAAGACATTGCCGACGCCCTGTTCCAATGGGAGCAGGAGAAAGGCGATCCGACAGCTCTGCAAGATCGCCTCGCGGCAATTAGCCAAGGCTACTCCAGCGCAATCGGCGAGCTCGATCCTGTTGAAGCGGCAAAGCTAAATCTGACGCTCGAGAGCGCCGGCAATTCCGCGTTCCTGCAATACTCGGAAACGCACCTAAAAGAGCAGCTCAAGCGCTTACAGGCCGGCGGCATCGCGGCGCATAACAGCTACGGCGAGCAGATCGAGATCGGCGCCCGCAACGGCATAGATCCAGAGCCCACAATCGCGGCCTATCGCGCGACCGCTCAGAACCTTGGTGTCGATCCTTCGACTGTCGAGCGCAATGTCATAAACCTGCGTGATCGCGCCTCGAAAGAGCGGGTGCGCGGTGACTTTGCGCGAGCCACCGATAAGGCGCAGTTCCTCCGTGATTTCATGGAGGACGCAGACGACCGCACTGGACCTGCGCGCGGCCTGGACGGCGACACGCACAAGACGTTGGCCGCTGAGATGCGCGCTATCATTAAGGGCGACGGCTCGGCCGCCGCATCACGGAAGGCCGCAGTCAACAAACAGACAACTGAGCTCACGGCTGCGATCACCGGCGGATCTGATGTGAGTGAAGCTGCGGTGCAGGACAACCTCGCGCAAGCTCGAGCCACCGGCGATGAAACAGCCATTGCCAATGCGGCCCGCCTCGAGCAACTGCACCAAAGGCTCGGGATTGCCAATGGCCAAAACGTATTTGGCTTAGAGCAGCTCGTATATGACGCGCGCGCCCTGAGACAAAAAGAGACAAGCGCCGATAACGCACAGCTCAACAATGATCTCGTCGCCGGGTTTGAGTCGAGATTAACCGCTATGCGAACCGCATTGGTGACAGATCAAGTCTCGTATCTGCGTGAGAACGGTCAGAGCGTCGGCGAGGTTGGTCCAAACGATGTGGCGCAATCGGCTGCTGGCGATGCAATGCTCGTCGATCCCTCCTCCCCGTTGATGGAACGCAAGAGAAGTATCGACGACTTTGCCGCCTCCAATAACGCCAAGCCAATCTATTTCAGCCAATCCGAGGCCCGCGCTTATACGCAATTTATGGCGAACGCAAACGTCCCCAACTCAGAAAAGACAATGTTTGTGATGGGGCTTGCAAACGCATTTGGCGACCAAACCGCGAACGTGATTAACCAGATCGACAGCGGCAATGGATCAGACTGGGCTTTTGCGGCAGCCAATTTCTCGCGAACCGGCAACCAAAATTTCCTGGCTGATGCTCTCGAGGGCCGCAACTACGATGGCCCCACAATTACACCGCAAGCCGACAAAGACACGCGCGATAAAATCAGCGCTGGGATTGCCGGCCAAATCTTGTCTGGCTCCAAACGCGCGCAAGCCCTGAAAGCCGCCGAGCACGCCTACAAGCATCGCCTGGGTACGGGCGTGACCGAGGATTCTCGTGGATCCCTGTGGGAGCGCACTTTGCAGGAAGCGATGGGCGCGACGTTCCAAGGAAACAGGCAGGTGAGCGGCGGCGTTTATGATTTCGGCAACAGCCAAATCATCCTCGATCCACGGACGCCAGTCAGCGACGCCGAATTTGTAGAGGACAATCGTCGATATATGACGCGCGAGGCCATGTCGGCGCTGGTCGGCTTTGAGATCACGCCTGATGAAATGTCTGACGATGACATTACAAATTTCCAGCTCAGATCTACTGGCGTTGCGAACAGCGTCGAGATCTTAAACGCTCGAGGCCAAGCGCCGCGTGGTAACCCGAGGATCGTTACCTTTACCAACCTGCACACCGCACTTCGCCGGTCTCTTGAGAGCACCAAGGAGGTTCTCACAGAGGTTGGCCCAATGCGATTGCCGCAATGACGATATTCGACTCAGAGCCCGACCTTCTTGGTCGTACTTTTGACGAGGATTACGCACCTACGGCGTCACTGCTGGAGGCGCTCGAGGCTGACTACACGCGGGATCGCCTGGCGTTCCAGTACGAGTCCAATAACACTGCCAATCGAAACTATTGGCTGCCCATCCTCGACCGCATCGAGGAGGTTACGGGCCAGCGGCCAGAGCGCCCCGACATCGAGCTTAATGTCGAGTATGACGCGCTTGACCGCTTCGCCAACCGCTTTGGCCTGCTGTCGGATAGCTACTCGACCAGCGTCGAAAAGATAAACGCGCTTATCGGGCAGTACCCAGAGCTCGAGAGTGAGCTGGGCGTTCTTAGCGCCGACCAGCACATTAGCGCCACGCAGCAGCTCGCCCTAGACGCAGAGCAGCGCGCAGAGAAGCAAGGCCGCACAGCTCTTGGCGAGGTGTTTGGGTTTATCGGATCCTTGGGCGCCGACGCGCGGCTCATGGTGCAAGATCCTGCTTATGGCGCCATGAACGTGATGGGCGGCGTCGTTCGCAAGGCCGGCGACCTGGCGGTTAAAAACATCGGCAGGATCGCGCTGTTCGAGGGCTTACTTAACGCCGGCATCGAGGTGCAGGGGTCACCAAGCGTGGCGGCGTGGCGAGATTCGATTGGCCTCGAGTACGACGCCGGTACATTTGCAGCGGCGGTCGGAACCGGCTTCCTTGGCGGCACCGCGTTTGGCGGCGCGATTGCTACACCGCTCGAGATCGCTGCGCGGCGGCTAGAGACACCGCTGGGTCTCTACGCTCGCGAGCTCAACCAAAGCATCGACGAGACATCGCTTGTCGAGCTGGACCGGCGCCTGCAAAGCCTAAGCGATAGAGAGGTCGCCGCCGGCCTCCGCGCATTAGAGGAAGCAGGTGTCGAGCTGCCGGCCGTGGCCCGTGGCGCGCAGGAGGAGATACAGGCGCAGGAGGATTTGTTTGACGACAATCCCCTCGAGGATGCAGAGCTCGAGCACATGCAGCGCACCCTCGAGGCCGAGGCGGTCATTAGTGACAGTGACAATGTGCGTCCATTGGTCGATGCGCCGTCCGCCCCTCCCCGGCAGCAAGATATTCATCACGCCGACAACCTCGACGCGACGATATTTCGGTTTGAGCCAAACGACATCGAAGTCGATGCGCAGACCTTCCAGTTTAAAATGGGCGGCGATGAGTTCGGCGTTACAGAGCGCTTGCAGGGTATTACGCAATGGGATCCCGTAAAGGCGGGCCTGATCGTTGTTTATGAGTTTGCCAACGGCCGCCGCTTTATAGCTGATGGACATCAGCGCCTTGGTTTGGCCAAGCGCATCATGGCGCAGGATCCCAGCCAAAAGCCCGTGATTTACGGCAATCTGCTGCGTGAATCAGACGGCATCACACCAGAGCAAGCTCGTGTGAGTGCGGCGATGAAGAACATTGCCGAAGGCAGCGGCACTGCTATTGACGCAGCGAAGGTGCTCCGCGTTGAGCCTGGTCGCATCGGCGAGCTGCCCCCTCGATCAAACCTTGTGCGCCAAGCGCGTGACCTTGTTGGGCTATCGGACGAAGCGTTCGGCGCAGTTGTCAACGAAGTCGTGCCAGCAAATTACGCCGCTATCGTTGGGCGCCTTGTGGCTGACCAAGATCGCCAGCTCCCCATCATGCAGCTCTTGGCGGAAGCCGAGCCGACCAACACGGTGCAGGCTGAAGCGATTGTGCGACAGGCCCTCGAGGCGGAGTTCGACACGGCCGTACAAGTGGGTTTGTTCGGCGAGGAGCTAATTACCACCAGCCTATTCAAAGAGCGCGCTCGTGTTCTCGACGCCGCGCTGAAGCAGTTACGCCGCGACCGCGCCGTGTTCAATTCCCTCGTCGAAAACCGCGCACGGATTGAAGGCGAAGGAAACGTGCTGGCGGCGGCGCAAAATCAAAGCAGGAGCGAAACAGATGGCCAAGCGATCCAAATCGTCCAGGCGGTCGCCAACAGACGCGGCGAGCTTAGCGACGCCCTCACAGCGGCAGCCCGGAGCTTCAAAGAAAGTGGAAACATCAGCCGATCTAGTCGAGCCTTCGTCGATGCTGTCCGAGCGGCAGTTGAGCGAGGCGATTTCAATGGGGCAGATGCTGGCGATGCAGGACGCACTGTCGATGTTGCGGAGGAAGGCAATCGCCTCGCGGCGAGCCCTAGCCGGGAAGAACTAGCAGCGTTCGACGAGCCCGATGGCCCAGCCGTAAAGCAGCAGGCTGACCAGCTCGAGCGTGACTATGTTGGCGCTGAGCCGCCGCGTGATCCTGACGCAATCGGGCCGGATTACCGCGACTATCTTGAGCCCACACCTGACAGCATCGAGATCGCGCGCGAGGACATCGTGCCGATCCGCGCTCGCCCAGAGGGCATTGCCAACGCGCGCAAGTTTATGGCGCAGGCTGCTCGAGGCGAGACGCCCAAGCGCGGCCCGCTCACCGTCAAGGACAACGGCGACGGCAGCTATACGCTACTCGATGGCAACTCGACATATGCGATTGCCACGGAAGCTGGCATGGAGACGCTGCCGGTCCGCGTCGTCACCGACGAACAGTTTGCCCAGGAAGTGGCGCAAAAGAACGCTGAGAGAATTCTCGAGCTCGGACCTGACGCGAAAAAGAAGCGCGTTGTCCTGGCGCAAGATCTGGAGCCGTTAGATTTAAGGCGTCTGGCCGCTACACTACAATCGCGCCAAGCGTATGCGTCTATCGACGACATCGTGGAGCGGAACAACATTTTTAATGTTGAGCTTAACGCGGCTGTAAAGCGAGCCGCTGGCGAACATGACGTTGAATATCACCCAGGCCCGATAAAAGAGCGCAAGCGGATCGAGGATAAGGTCCAGGACAAGTATAACGGCAACCTTAACCGCATTGCCGACGTTAGCCGCGCGACGGTTACGGTTACGCGACCAGACGAGGCAGACGCTTTCGTTAAAGAGCTGGGTAAAACGTACCACATCGTCGATGAGGGATATAAAGGCGCTCCGGTCGGCGAAGAGGCGTATTCTGGTTATTTCGACAAGAAGCTGATGGTCATCAACGATGACGGCGTGATCGGCGAGGTTATCATTATCGAGCGCGGCCTCTTCGATGCGAAGCATGGTCGGGGCGGGCACAAACTTTATGAGATTGTGCGCGGCGACGAGGATCTCGACGAAGCCTTCGCCGGCATCCCTGACGAGGCGCTAAGAGCACGACTTGAGGCGTTGCGAGACGACAGGCCCGCGCTTGAGGCCGCAGCTAATCAGGCGATGATTGAATTATACGAGGGTGTTTTGCCGCAGATGGACGCGTCGTTCGGTCAGGTCGTCGGCAACGTGCTGAGATCACCGCCAAACACGGCCAGCTCTGTGTCAAACTCTGCGGCGGTCAGCTCGTCGGTGCGCGTATCTGACAGCAGCTCCTTGGCCGAGATCTCGCCCCAGGTGCCGTCGTCATCAAGTATGAACGCCGCGCCGTCGTCGCGCAGCACGGTGGGGTACTTACCCTCGAGCGAAAAAAACCGCATTGGCCAAACCTCCGACGAAAGTGTAGATGCTGCGCCGCAAAATTACAATACCGAAACGGTGCGTGAGGGCGAGCAAACGCTGGTTCCTGGCGTCGAGCCCGTTACCGACGCACAACGCGCGCAGCTCGAGGTAGATCGTCCGCTGCGTGGCGGCGACGCACCTATGAACGTCGGCCTATTCGACACCGACGCACAAGCTCAATCTGATCTCCTCGACTTCGTGCCACTAACGCGCGAAGCGGCTGACGGCACGCCTGTCGTTGATAACGTCAGCAAGCGCCAGCTCCTCGACGAGATCGAGCAAGATCAAAGAATGTTAGATCGCTTTGAAGGATGCGTCGCATGAGCCTACGCGATTGTATTGCTGAAGCCGAAGCCGCTGGCGACGTAACGCCGGAGCAGGCGCGATATTCGCGCGACCTTTTCGACGCCATCTACGACGAGAACGTCAAAACGATGGGGCCAGAGGAAGCTGACGCAGCAGCCGGGCGCCAGACTTTCGACCGTATGAAGGCAGACGCAGCGCACTCGAAGCGCGTCAAGATCTTGCAGGCTGTTAAGTTTCAAGCTCGAGCACAGGACATGCTCGCCTACCCCGAGCTGCGCGGCACGTTCCGCCCCGGCAGAGCGCTGCAAGCATTGATCGAGGCTGACAACTCTAGCCGGGGCGTGTCCCTTGCCTACTATCAGCGAGGCGTCGAGAAAGAGCTGTTCGCGCACATGGACAGCGTGCTGTACGAGTTCCGACGCACCGTCACCGGCGGCGAGCGAAATCGCGCGACGCAGCTCGACCTAGTAAAAGAAGCGTTCGGCGAGGACAGCAAAAACCCGGCAGCACGCGAACTCGCAGAGGCGTGGAAGCAAACGCATGAGCTGGCGCGGCAGCGCGCAAACAATGCTGGGATGCGGATTGCAAAGCGCGCCGACTATGGGCTGCCGCAGCACCACGACCGCCGGCTGATCCGCGACGTATCCAAGGACGAATGGATTAAATTTACCCGCGACCGCCTCGACATCGAGAACATGGTGGATGGCCGCACCGGGCTGCCCTTCAACGAGGACACAATCCGTGCGGCGCTTTCCGAGGTTTACGATTCAATCGCGTCGGACGGCCTGAACGATCTGATCCCAGGCACAACACCTCGAGGTCGAGCGCTTCACAACCGGCGCACCGATAGCCGCTTCCTCAAGTTCAAAGACGCAAAAAGCTGGAGCGAGTATCAGGAGCGGTTTGGCGACCCTGACGTATTTGAGACGATGGTCGATCACCTGCGCAACATGGCGCGCGATATAACCAAGCTCGAGGTTCTCGGCCCAAACCCGGACGCCACGATCTCTGCGCTGCGAGCCTACGCGCAAAAGAAGGCGTCAGAGCGCCCGGGCAATGAGGCGCTGGATAAACTACAGGGCGACCTCGTTAAGTTCGACACGATGTGGAAGCTCTGGGACAAGGGCGACACGACCGCGAACACTCGAGCTGCATTGATTATGGGCGGCGCGCGCAACGTCGTCTCTGGCGCGCTGCTTGGTGGCGCACCGATCACGGCTCTGTCCGACTTCAATACCCAGCGCATCGCGGCGAACTTTATTGGCATGCCGGTCACGCCGCTGATGTCTCGAGTATTCAGCGAAATGCGGCAGGACGCGGACGCCGCGAAGTTTGCCGCGCGCATGGGCCTTGTCGCTGACTCCTATATCGAAGTCGGCACAATGAACGCCCGTTACTTTGGCGACCACATGCAGCCAGGTGTCACGCGCCGCATTGCCGAAACCGTACACCGCGCGTCTGGTCTAACAGGGTTTACACGAGCTGGCCGCCAAGCCTTCGGCCTCGAGTTCCAAGGCTATCTTGCTGACGAGGTGGCCAAGCGCTTCGACGAGCTGCACCCCGGGCTTCAGCAGGTCATGGAGGCGGAAGGAATTAGCGCGGCGGATTGGGACGTGATCCGCGCCACACCGCTGCTCGACCGTGATGGCGCAACCTTTCTGCGCATCCTCGATGTCGCCTCCCGCGACGATCTCCCGCGCATGTATCGCGAGGAGCTGGCCATGAAGGCCATGTCGATGATGGAGCGGCAGATGGATCAGGCGGTGCCGGTTGCGACCTTGCGAGCTCGCGCAACGCTTGGTGGAGGCACTGCAAAAGGCACGTTTGTTGGCGAGGTTGTGCGCGGCGTCGCACAGTTTAAATCGTTCCCGGTCACGCTGTGGCATCAAAACCTCGGCCGCATGTGGGCAATCCAAGATCCTAAAAAGCGCTATGCGGCGATTGCCGGCTTCGTTGTGAGCACCACGGTCATGGGCGCGGCGATCCTCGAGGCCAAGCAAATCGCTTATGGCCGAGACCCACGGCCAATCAATGACGTTAATTTCTGGGTCGCAGCACTGCTGCAAGGCGGCGGTCTGGGCATCGTAGGCGACTTCCTGTTCTCAAACATCAACCGCTACGGTAGTGGCTTCGGCGCCACACTCGCCGGCCCTACCGCCGGCCTCGGCACAGACACAATCAACCTCACTCTCGGCAACATGCTGCAACTTGCACAGGGCGAGGACACCAACTTTGCTCGCGAGCTGACCGATTACGTCACGCGATACACCCCGGGCTCGAGCATCTGGTATTTGCGCCTCGCTACGGAGCGGATGCTTATCGACCAGATAAGGCTGATGACCGATCCCGACGCCCGCAAGACCTTCCGACGCCGCGCTCAGCGCTGGGACCGCGACTACAATCAGAGATCATGGTGGGAACAGGGCGACTTCCTACCGGAGCGCGGCCCGGATTTGGGCAACGTGATTGGCAACTAATGGGTAATTTTTCCATAACGCAAAGGGACCGTTTCGATGGCTGACTACTCCATAACAGCGGTCGCGCGCCGCGTCGTTTACACCGGCTCGGCCGGCGTGGGGCCTTACAACTTCAACTTCCCCGTGCTCGCAGAGACCGACCTCGCGGTGTACGTCAACGACAGTCTGCAAACGCTGACCACCGACTACACTGTCTCGATTGGTGCAGCCGGCACAGGCTCGATCACGCTAGTCAGCGCCGCAACCGGCAGCGATAACGTCACCATTGTTGGCGCGCGCGACATCGAGCGCACGACAGACTTCGTGACCGCCGGCGACCTTCTTGCGTCGTCTCTTAATACTGAGCTCGACAGCCAGACGATATTTGTGCAGCAGGTGTCAGAAGATGCGGCGCGCGCGATTAAGGCGCCGGTCACGGATCCGACCTCTATTGATATGACGCTGCCGACCAAGGCGTCACGCGCCGGCAAAACGCTGGCTTTCGACACAAACGGCGATCCAGTCGTCGGCGAGGATATTGGCAACTGGCGCGGGGATTGGGCTTCCGGCACCGCTTATACCGTCCGAGATCTGGTGAAGGATCCGACCAACAGCAATGTTTATCGTGTAAACACGGCGCACACCTCGAGCGGCTCCACGCCGATTTCAACAAACGCCGACGCGGCCAAGTTTGACCTGGTGGTTGACGCCGCAGCAGCGGCGGGCTCGGCGACAGCGGCGGCGGCCTCGGCGACAGCGGCGGCGGCTAGCGCCAGCAGCGCATCGACCAGCGCCAGTAATGCCTCGACCAGCGCCACCAGCGCATCGACCGCCAGCGCCTCGGCGACGACCGCTAAGACGGCGTCCGAAACTGCCCAGGCAGCATCTGAAGCAGCCCAAGCAGCAGCCGAAACCGCCCAAGCAGCGGCGGAAACTGCCGAGACCAATAGCGGCACCAGCGCCACTGCGAGCGCCGCCAGCGCAACTTCTGCTGCATCATCAGCATCGTCGGCCTCTAGCAGTAGCGCTTCGGCCAGCGCCTCGGCCACATCGGCATCCGGCTCGGCATCGACCGCGACGACCCAAGCGGGCATCGCGACCACAAAAGCTGGGGAAGCCTCGACCTCGGCTGCTAATGCGGCGACCAGCGAGACCAATGCGGCGACTAGCGCGACTGCCGCCGCAGCAGCGCAGGCAGCAGCGGAACTTGCGGCTGATAACTTTGACGACACCTACCTGGGAGCGAAGGCGTCAGACCCGACGGTCGATAACGACGGGGACGCGCTGACGGCAGGCGACCTGTATTTCAATACAACGTCAAACGAAATGAAGGTCTATAACGGCTCGTCGTGGCAGGTGACTGCGGTCACCACTGACGGCCTGCTGGCCGCGTCAAACAACTTGTCTGACCTTGCGTCGGCAGCAACAGCGCGCACGAACTTGGGCTTGGCTATTGGCTCAGACGTGCAGGCGTTCGATGCCGACACCGCTGTCACCGACGCGGCTCAGACGTTCACGGTCAGCCAGCGTGGCACGATCACCACCGACAACGATCTCAGCTTCGATCTCAGCGTCACGAATAACTTCAAATGCACCCCCACCGGCACCGGCACGCTGACGTTCACGAACCACACCGCTGCCGCCGGGCAATCTGGCAACATTCTGCTGGACAATAGCGGCGGCTATGCCATCAGCCTCGCGGCGACGACCAAGGGCGATGCCAATCTAGCCACGACGATCAGCACTGCTGGAACCTATTGGCTCTCGTATTACGACGACGGGACCAATGCTTATGTCACCACCAGCGCGGCGTTTGCGTAATGTCGATCATTCAGGGCAACACTAAGGTATCTGCTGCTGCTGGCGGTTACACCATCGACCAGTCGGTCCGGTTTGATAAGACGACCAGTTCTAAGCTGCAGCAGACTCAGGTCACGCCAGACGGGAATAGCTGGACAATTTCGTTTTGGCTAAAACGAGGCAAGATCGATGCCTCTGAAATGTGGTTTA